TAAAAATTTTACCAAAGTGAATGGGGCAAAATATACCGGAAAAGGCTTTAATGGAGTCGATGGTGGGTATGTTCCATGGGAAGGTATTATAGACGGTGAAAAGTCACGCGCTAGTTCTTTAAAGTGTTTGACGTAATACACTTGCCTGAACACGTCACACACATACTCACTATTAACTATGACAAAATATATTGTGTATTATGTCATACTGTGACAGACTTTCGCCGATTGTGACCAAGGTATTTACATACGGTAAGCACCGGGTGCGGCACCAGACGCTTGCTTAGCCACCGCAGGCAAAGAGTCAGAAGGAGCGCCCATACCATACGTGCCAGCCTTCATGTTACTAGTCACGCACATCGAATAGAACAAACGTGTCTGGAAATACATAAGGGCATAGACCAAAATCATCAAAAATGAATAAACACCACTCATTAAGGTGATTTTTCCCCTAAATAGAAGAACCAGCGATGAAACAAATCCCAACGCAGCAACCGCTAAGAAAATAAAATTAACGACGGTAAGCCAGTAAAACAGCAGACAATAATCCTTGTCAAGAGGAGCGAATAAATCTTGGATCGCGTTCATTCTCTGAATAATACTCGTTATAACATATAAACATAAAAAATATATTCACATATCACACATGGATAACTATACCGCGTTTTTGGGTCGAGAAACCATTTATAATAATATACGCGATTTCTTAGCGTCATTCCAGAAAAACAAATCCGATCTTACATTCAAGCGAGGCATCTATATCTATGGCGAACCCGGATCAGGTAAAACAGAATTCATCGTGCGGTTATTAAAAGAACTCAATTATGATATGGTGAAATATGACGCGGGAGATATTCGAAACAAATCCATCATCGAATCGATTACACAACATAATATATCGGATAAAAATATCATGTCGATCTTTCATCGCAAAGTCCAGAAAATCGTCGTAGTGATGGACGAACTCGATGGAATGAATAACGGAGATAAGGGTGGCATTACATCTCTAATCAAATTAATTCGCCCTAAAAAGACGAAAAAACAGAAACAGGAAGAAATCACGATGAATCCAATCATATGTATCGGAAATTATCATATTGACAAGAAAATCAAAGAACTCATGAAGGTATGTTATGTTTATGAACTGAAAACACCTACTCCTGCGCAAATGTCGCATATCATCGACTTGAAGATGCCAACCATCGACGCTGTAATGCGGAAAAATATCATAACATTCGTCCAAGGCAATCTACGTAAGCTTAATGCGGTGATAGATATGAGCAAAAAATCAAACTCGATACTCGCAAATAATATTCTACATGCGATATTTCAGCCGAAAACTTATAATGAAGATATCAAAAAGGTGACCGAAAAGTTGATGAATACGGAATACCCGATATCGGATCATAATGTTTTAATTAATGAAACGGACCGCACGACAATCGGGCTGCTTTGGCATGAAAATATCATCGATTTGTTTGAAAAGATGCCCATACCCGTTTCAGCGCCTTTTTATAAGCTTGTATTGGATAACATATGTCAAGCAGACTACTTTGACCGCATTACATTTCAAAACCAAATTTGGTTATTTAACGAACTATCGTCTCTTATCAAAACATTCTACAATCATCATTTGTTTCATAAATCATTCCCAAAAAAGGCACGGTTTCATCCGACCGAAGTCAGATTTACGAAGGTTTTAACAAAATACAGCACCGAATATAACAATCAGCTATTTATACAAAATCTATGTATTCAACTTTCGATGGATCAAAACGATTTATTCACATTTTTCATGACTCTCAAAAAACAGTATGCGGAAGAGGATATTCCGCGGATATTAGAAATGTATGAAATCACGAAATTGGATATCAATCGTATTTATCGATATTTAGACAAATATATGGAAAAGTCGGTCGTTGGTAAAGATGATATATATGGTGAAGTTGATAACAATTATGACTCCGTACTATTAGAATAAATCATCGGCAATTATGCGTTTGAATAACACCTAAAAGATATAATCAGTATTTAGAAATAACTAATATGGGTGCGTCTATTTCATTTGATACGAAATATCGTTTAGTTTTAGATACAGAGGTTGAGTGTATTTCGGTAAATCCTCCTGGAACAAAAGCTGAAAAGACTAGTTCGGTAAGCGACAAACACACCAAGCGACACAGCGAAAGTGGAAGCGAAGACGAAAGTGGGAGCGATAGCGAGACCGGAAGCACAAGCGACAGTGACAGCGACAGTGACAGCGACAGAGAAAACAAAATATATACCGTAAAGATTACTCCTGAAATTGTAAGCTATATCCGTAGTTATCTTCGAAAGAATGAATTCCTGGATGAGTTTGATTTGATTACCGAAATTGATCTGGATAATTATGATCATGCTCCGGGTTCAGCACTTGTATTTAATTCAGATTCGATCGTCTATATCACAAATAACCAGACAATCGAGGCTGTGGGTGAATGGGAGTACCTTCCACCAGAGAAGGAAGAGGTCAAACAAAAATCGTCAAAATCGTCAAAATCGTCGAAGTCATCGAAGTCATCGAAATCGAAGAATAATCGTGATGAGGACGACGACGATGACGACTATGATGTTCATAATGAGTCGCGCAGAGCATATAAAACAAAAGATGATGAACTTCCTGTAAGTGAAATCGAGAACATTCTTAAGGACAAGTTCGACGACTATAATAAGGGACACGAATTTGTAATCCATGAATCCAAGAATAGTTTTCTTTGTTTAAAAATTAATTCAGTTGAAATCGTGAAAGCTTAGAACGATAGACACAAAATAATATCATAATAAATCGCAGTCGATTATGATATTGAAGATATTTTTATTACACATAAATGGTTTCAGGCTCTTGGGTATTTGTATCCTCAGCGGACGCTTCTGTAACTGTGGTTGTGGGTGTTGATGCGGGTGCCGTCACAGTCATCGATCCGCCAACCGCCGACGCCGCCGAAGCCGCCGCCGCCGCAACTGCTTCCGCTTGAAGCTTTTGTAATGATTGATACTTTTCGTAAAGAACTTGATATTCGCGATTCAAACGTGCTATTTCTTGATCACGTGACGCAACATCGTTTTGTAATGCTTGAAGAATATCAACAACTTGTTTATTGTTCAACGTAACTGGTGGTTGGCCTGGTTGCTGTAGCACAATATTACCACCTGCAGCAGCCGCCGCATCTTCTGCCATCTTTGCGCGTTCTTTCTCAAGTTGTAAGGTTTGTGCGATCACATCGGGCTTCATTTCCGGACGACCTGGTTCATATTTCGCCAACAATCCCTCCAACTCGCTCATATAAAACCGACGAAGGTTGTTGTCTTTAATAAAGTCCATGACCTTCTTGGGCGAATCTCTCACTACATCTGGATTGGCATTTACAAGCAACTTTCGTTTGTCGAATGTGTTATGCTCATGCGAAAATACGAGAATCACTTTCATCGGATCGAGTTGGACAAAAGGAACCGTATAATCCTTCAAAAACGCGCGTTCTTCCGCCAAACACGCATCGTCATTATAACGGTTGTTTTTTATCAGCTTTCGCTTAAACGCGAAGGTGCCCGCTGTTGCGTGATTCGGTCCATAAGGTCCAAAACGCTTCATTTCCTTGATATGCTTAAAATAGATGTAGATCTCACTCGAGCCAGCGCATAATGCATCTGGATGAGATACCAACATTTCAACTGCGTGAGATACACGTTTGGGTGGGTAATAATCATCGTCATCCATATACACCAATATTTCGCCACGCGACTTTTCATGAAGTAAATTTCGCTTCTTACCCAACGTCATTTTAACGTCATATTTAAAATACTTCACACGTGGATGCGAAGTGACGAGGTCTTCTATCGGGTCGGTTCCATCATCGATAATAATCCATTCCATGCGATCTTGCGGATAATCTTGTGCGTTAAAACACGCAATCATCGCATTAATAAATGGCCGACGATTAAATGTCGGAGTGCAGACACTTACGAATGGATATTTCTTGAAATATTCGGGTGTCGATTTTTCGATGCCAGACGATGCTGTTACGGTGGTTGTTGTCGTTGTCGCTGTTGCTCTTTTATTCTTTCCACCCATATCGTATAAATATACTAGTTCTTATACGATATTATTTATGTTGTTTATAGAAGCAATCATACAATAAAGAATCAGTTGATTCATCCGCCCCAGTTCTTAATCGAATTGAAAAAATTCATAATTCCTTGCCAGTAATGAGTAAGGTACAATACCAATAACATTAAAATGACAATCGCCGCAACATTAATATCCAAATACTCAAACGCATAAAACATCAATGTCAGGTTAAAGAAGAAGAATATGATTGGAACATAACGAGCATACAACTCTCGATATTGGTCCCAGTGAAGAAGTGGGTATATTATTAGAGTCCCAATAAACTGAATAAGTTGCACAAAATATGAAATTACCGGGAATATTCCCATACCGAAACCGGTAAATAACGACCATAATGAACCACCAATAAACTCTTTACGATTGTCTGTCTGATTCACAATCATTCCTATCACTGTTGTAAAAAATGGACCACCCATCAGCATAAATCCAACCATTAGTAAAAATACAAACGGAATCAAAATAATCAATAACGGTGATACAGCATCATATAACTCTATGGGGATCGCATTCGAAATACGGGTAATTTTTTCAAAAATATAAGACATCATCGCGCGATCTGACGAAAATGAAAATATGAATGAATTATTAATCCATTGCTTGAAACGTGCTTTAATGAAATCCCAATTTAACAAATTTACTTTTGTAACTCCCTCCTCTACGCTATCATTCACCATATCGACGTCTTCCTTTGTCAAACAGAACCATTTAAACACGTATGTATCCAACAGAATCGCCGCTTTCAAATATATTTTTTTAGATGTTTCGATTTTGGGATCATCTGCGATACCACCAAACTTATCGTCACAATCGGCATCACATGACGTATATTCATTCGTATAACAATACGGCCATTCATGACGGTCGGTTGGAAATAACTTATTCAAATTGATATTATTATTTTTTATACTTTCAGGTGCCGAAAAAAACATGATATTCACACATATGACTGAAATGATGATAGTTTCAACAAATAATGTTAAAACACTAAGTCCAAATTCTTTGAGCGCCTCTACGTCAAACAAAGATTTCGGTTTCGCTTTCGCTTTTTCTTTCACTGGTTTTTCTTCTTCTTTTTTTGATGAAGCGTCGCCGTCGCCGTCGCCGTCGCCGAACATCCCGCCTACTTTGCTAAACGTTCCTTCTTTTTCTTCACCATCGGCTTCTTCATTATCAGCTTCAACGTCATCGGGGCGTTCTTCTTCATCGTCGGCCATTTTTTGGTAAGTTATATATACCATAGATTATTATAACATAGTTGAAACATGTAATAAATGCTGCGAATTTATCGCGCATACATGAGACCACAGTTTCCTGATACAAATGTAAGGACATTATACCGCTCTTCCAATATATGCAAGTCATAGTTGTAAAGATAAATATTCACATTCGGTTTATTCATTCCGATAATCTCTCGAGTATTCGGATTACAAATCACTTTTACTTCCGCCTCAGAGTCCAAAGGAGGATAAATTGTCGCAAGTTCTATCTCAATCTGATTGAATTTACTCATATTAATAGCCCCACTTGGTTGAAGTTCAAATGGGTCGGAATTTAAACAGAAATTGTAGCAGTATATCCCCGGTTTCGCACTTCCACGAGTCCGCGTGTATTTTTCAACATAATTATATACCCCCGCATCAAGTAAATTCTCTCGATACTTGCCGTTGAGTGAAATTCCCAACGACTGTAAAATATCACGTTCATTTTCGGATTGAAAGTCGCCAGTAATATGAAGTCCTGTGAGTCGTTTATCGCGCGGGTTAATACCGGGTCCGATGCCATTCTTTGGACCGTTTTTATCGAAGAAGTAGCGGTCATTCGCGAAAGCCGGATTGAGATTCAAAGAAAGATCGGTCGTCATTCGAATATCTTCACTAAACGCACTCGGGCGCCAGTCATCATCGATTGGTGCGGGAATAATATCATACGGGAGATAGTTATACGGCCAATTCGTATAATTGCTCCACTGATTTCGAAGATTGACATCGCTGCGTTGAAAAAACATCGTCCATGATGCGACCATCCCCATCGAATTCTCGATTTTGAGTTTCTTATTCCCGGTTACATCGTTGAACACCCAATCATAATATGACTTGATCAAGTATTTCTGCTGATTGGCGGCGAAGACTTTCGATTCTTCATCCGAGAGAAAACAATACGTCGCCATCAAATGAACATCCGCATTCCAGTCGGTTCGAAGACTGGGATATGAATCAATCGACAAATCGATACTGGGTGGAGGGTATAAAAATCGCCACATTTGGTGAAGGGGATTCGTAAAGTCGGGTTGAACCACCGGCCAGAAATTCTCTGGATCACCTACATCGCGAATCGTGAATAATTCTTTCACCGGTCGAAGCGTTACATCAATTTGAAGTTGATTATACTGGAGGCAAACAAGCGGAAACGCCATCTTCGATGAAAGTGTGAACCATGCGTTGATCGGTATATATATTTTACGCCCGCGAATCGAGGGTTCCGCACCAGCAACATTCGACGTGCGATATGCGTTCGGATACTGATTCAAGCGTGCTCCAGAACAACCGGGATTGTACAATTCCGGAACATGACCAGTCATTTCATTATATAATTCACGCTTGGTGGCATCAAGGTCGCGCTCCAGAATAGCCATAAGATTATTGCCGGTGAAACGTTGAAGAGTCATACCGCCGACCGAAATCACGATTTCTTTCACGAGTTGAGTTCCAATATTTTCAATCCAACGAAATTCATACGGCGCCCACATATCTCCCACACGCGCGGGTGGATGAATCGGACTCCAAATCGACGGGAGTGTTACGCATATATAAGTGTCCATCAACAATTCCGCATATCTCGGTATGTAAAACGTGAATTTGGACTCTTCGGTCATACGCAGCTTCTTCTGACCATCAAAATCAACTCTAAACTTTTGAAGACCGAAATTCGTATATTTAAGATATGTGCTTTTGAAAAATGACTTCTTGGGATTACCGTTTAAAATAACATTTTGGTTGCCTGTAGCGACCAGATTCAATAAACCACCGGTCATTTAGTATTTTATGCGCGGGTTGTTATTTGTTATGTTATATATAACTTTATATAAAAATCTATTATTCTATTATTATAGTAATAGGAATGAAAGAAAATCAAGTGGAATTCATATTTATAGGTATTATTATTGTGGTTTTCGCAACATGGAAACTATCAGAGATGATTAAATCCAAATGTTACGAGAAAAAGAGGTTGGGACCATTCAAAGAAGGATTTCGTAAAAGTGAGAGCCAAACCGCACCAGCGACGACAGATTCAAAACCAGAGCTTATGAGCAACATCGACGAACTACTCAAAAAGAATAATATCGATATGTTTTCAACCTTTTCGCTGAATAAGACAACCGAAAATTTTACTGTCGATACAACCGAAGCCGAAATGACCATACATCAAAGAAGAAAGGCAGCTACGTCGTTGGATACATTTACTGATAATACAACAAAAACGACAACACCGACGACGACACCGACGACGACACCGACGACGACACCGACGACGACGAC